ATGGACAAAATTATTTTGAAAAACAAAACAGAGTTCGAGATCGCCGAAGGAGCGAGCCTAGGCAATATTCAGATTCAGTCGAAAGATTTTGACGGAATCAAGTCAATTACGGAAGCATTTTCGGAAGAGAATATTTCAAAGGTCACATTCACACACAACGGTCAGACTTCCGGTGAGTATGATGATCTTAAGTATGAGGGATTCTCATATATGCCGAATGCGGGTAAGGATGGAGTAGAAGATGGTACATATACCGTAACTGTAAGCTTGAGGACTAAGACTGAGATGGAGAAAGCCATCGATGAGTTGAAAGCTGGACATGAGTCAAATGCAGGAGCAATTCAGGACCTTGCAGATATGGTAGCAGGAGGTGAAGCATAATGGTTAAATTCTACGTGAGACGTATTCTTGTAGAAAAGAAGATGACGATCGATGAAGTGCCGGCACGTTGGCGCGAGGCAGTTCGGAAAGAACTTGAAGCAGTAGAAGAGTAGTTCCCTTGTATAATAGGAAGAAAACCTATTAAGGAGAACGTCTATGGAAGAAAAATTCAGAGTGGAACTGTTGACGATGTTGGATAAGAGCATGAGCAAGGAGCTAGTCAGTGTGGTTGATATGGCGCTGACTGCTCTTTTCCAGAAATATGATGTGTCAGAAGCGTGTACAGATCTTGCGGTATGTGATGATTCCAACGAGAGGATTATCAATACATATATCGCCTCGATGCGCTTGGAGGGGCGTTCTGAAAAGACTCTTAAGCAGTATTACGATGCATTGACTAAGTTGCTCGATGAAATTCCAAAGAGCATCAAGGACATTAGAACCAACGATATCCGATATCACCTGGCACACTACCAAGCTACTCATAAGGTGTCAAATGCAACCGTCAACAACAAGCGCAAGTTCCTCTCTGCATTTTTCGTGTGGGCAACGCGTGAGGAGATTGTGGACAAGAACCCTATGCTTAAAATCAATAGCATCAAGGAAAAATATGTTACAAAAAAGCCGTTTTCCGATATTGAACTTGCGAAGATCCGCGATGCTCTTGAGGACAATCGGGAGAAAGCCTTGGTTGAGTTTCTTTTATCGACCGGATGTCGTGTGTCAGAAGTAGCAGGACTTAAGGTTGGTAATATTGACTTCCGGACAGGCGAGTGCGTAGTGCTCGGAAAGGGTAACAAGGAGCGGACGGTGTATCTCAACAACAAGTCCATGTATTACCTGGAGCAGTATCTTGGAAACTTCGTGGATGCGGATCGTCCGTTGTTCATGAATTCGCGCGGACGAGGTATGACCAAGCAGAACATCGAGGAGTTAATGCGAATCATAGGCAAGCGTGCCGGAGTGTCAAAGGTGCATCCGCACCGATTCCGGCGCACGATGGCAACGAACGCCATGAAACGTGGAATGCCAGTGCAGTACATCCAAGTGATTCTTGGACACAGTAAACTTGACACAACGATGATTTACTGTATTTATGATAAGGAAGTGATTAAAGCCGAATACATGAAAGTAGCATAAACGGCAGTTTAAAAATTGAAAAAAATCCCAATGCAACAATCGTAAACGGCGCTGGCGAAGTTTTAAATTATAAATGCGGAAACTTATCTATGATATCTATTGAGATTACTCCATCTAAAATTACACATGGTTTAATTTTAGCAACAGGAATCTATACGCCAGCAAGAAGTTTCTATTTATGTTTTATTACTATTGATGGGCATGCCGTTCCGCTAGTTTTAAATTATAATGGCGAATTATCAATATATTATCCAAACCAGACCGTTGAATCTCCTGAGAGAATAGATGGAAGTTTCGCGTATATTTGCGCCTAAGATACTAAAACACCAACTATTATAGGATATTTAGGAATATTTTGGCAAAGCAAATGCACCATAATTAGTGCTGGTGGATTCGCCTAAAATTTTGCATTTTAAAGAATCATGATTTAATGTATAACCCAAAAAAATACATTACACAATCTGGTGTTCCTTGCCCAGAGTACATTTCAACCTTATCAGACTGAGTATTGAGCATGTAATTTCGAAGCATGTAATCATAATACTTATCACTGTTTGTCCATCTAATATTGGTAAATCCAATAAGAAATTTGTAACCATCAACATCAGGAAATTTATATGCATATTGATACTTCTGCGGGGAATCAGATGCTTGTATCCATGAACTAGATGCACCAGACGTTCCAAAATATCCTTGCCTAGCCGTTATATAATTCTCTAAACTGCCGTTTAGGAAAGAAGCGTTGATAAGGATACAAATGTTTTGCAACAACACATTACAATATAATCAGAAAACCTAGGAAGGGAGGAAAACTATGTGGGCGAAAATTTATGGTGAACGTCGGCTTACAAGGGTTGAAGCTCGCGCAAAATCGAATACACATCGCATCGATAAGCTGGAACCAATTGTTGAGGAAATACATACAATGAGTGAAACGATGGTGCAACTCGTTGAGGAGGTAAAACATACCAACGATAATGTCTGCAATCTCGACAAGAAGATTGACAGTATGGATGCCCGCGTTGATGTAATGGAGCGTGCACCTGCCGAAGATGTCAAAAAATATAAGTCAGTAGCAGTAACTGCAATCATCAGTACGATTTCCACGGCGCTTGCTATCGGATTAATTTCGATGATTGCCCAATATATTAGATAAGAAAGAAGAGGTATTTATTATGAAGAATTGTGTATTAAAATCAAATGTTGACACTATGAAGTGGTTTAAAGCTGCAGCTATCCGGGCAGTGAAGACAATGGCGCAGACGGCAGTCGCAGTGATTGGTACTGCAGCAGTGGTGTCAGCGGTCGATTGGAAGATGGCAGTGTCGGCATCGGTGGTTGCCGGTGTGGTATCGTTACTTACCAGTGTAGCAGGAATTCCGGAAGTAGGGGAGGAATAGCATATGAAATTTAATGTACATGCCGGACATAATCCGGACGGAAAGATTGCGTGCGGCGCGTGTGGACTGATTAAGGAGTCCACCGAGGCGCGTAAGGTCAAGAAAGAAGTGATCCGGCTGCTCCGGAAAAAAGGACATAAGGTGTATGACTGTACCTGCGCCAATGGCAAGAACCAGACGGACGTATTAAAGAAGATCGTGACAAAGTGTAACAAGCATAAGGTGGATCTGGATATCTCCATCCATTTTAATAGCGGTGCAAACGATAGGAAGGGAAATGATCGGACTACCGGCACAGAGGTATATGTGTATAGCGACAAGAGTGCAGCGTATCCGGTAGCAGTGAGAATAGACAAGTCTATCGCGGCACTTGGATTCAGAGATCGCGGAGTGAAGGTGCGCACAGATCTTTATGTCCTGCATCGGACAAAATCTCCGGCGATGCTGATTGAGTGTTGCTTCGTAGACGATGCGGATGATGTTAAGTTGTATAACACCGAGAAGATGGCGGAGGCAATCGTTGAAGGCATTGTGGGGTAGAACATAGGAGGATTAGTATGACGTATTATGTAGGAGAATCATTTGATAAAGAAAAATGCAAGCAGTATAAAACAGAAAGTGGAGCTATTAAGGCGGCAGAAAAAGATAGCGCACTTATGATATGGAACGAAAACGGAGAGGTCGTGAAGTTGGAGGTACGCACACCGGAGATGCCAGAAAGCAGCACACCGGAGACGCCGGAAAGCAGCACACCGGAGACGCCGGAAAGCAGCACACCGGAGACGCCGGAGAACAAGGTAATTGTGCCTTGCGGAAAAATGTGGGTAACAGTAATCTGCGACGGATCACTCAACATCCGGAGATCACCGGATTGGGGAGATAACATTTGCGGACGAGCAACCAAAGGACAAACATATTGTGTAAAGGAAATCCATGTTGTAGATGGAAAACGAATGGTGAGAACCATTGGAGATCTTTATATCTCAGGTGATACAGCACACGTTCAGTATGAACAGACGTAAAGAATAGGAATACCCCGAAAGCATTTTGCTTTCGGGGTATTTTGAAAAAATAATTGTTAGGATTGTGTTTGTAATTTAGCAATGAGTGCGTCGCGTAGCACTTTAGAGTAATTAATACCAGCATTTTCGCAAGCGCTATTAAGCCAGGCTGGAATAGTCAAAGTTTTTTTGACTGCTTTATCATCGTAAGCTCGCGCATACTCATCGAGGTTTACACATACAAGGTTGACAAATGCAGCATTATCGTCTTTTTCTACATTAGAGATATCGCTTGCAGCAGGAAGCGGATCTCCATCTCGTAGAGAGGTAAAAAGATATTGACCGCAGGCTTCTTGAGCCATAGCGAATGCATCGGCGAGGTTATCACCATATGTGGCCAGATCATTGAGATCAGGGAAAATAACAGAATATCGTCCATCATTTTCCGGGTAAAATATAGCAGGATAAATATAATTCATATTAGAGCTCCTTTCTTTAGGTGGCAGGTCTCATTTGAGACCTGCCTGTTTTAGTATGGAGTTGACAACCCTTTGAGGAATGTCGCCTCGATGATTCGGAATTGTTACTTTTCCGGGTTTGCTTGGATGCTTGTATTGGTGATGTGATCCATTCACATCTGTAAGTCTCCAACCATCATCAAGGACAAGTTTTTCAATTTCTCGAAATCTCATTTGTATTGTTTCCTCCTTACATGATTATAATAACACGTATTACACGTATTGTCAAGAAAAACACGTGTAATACGTAAAAAAGTTTTAAAAAGCAGCAAATAACATGAATAAAAAGAGATAATCGTAAAATGATTGGTTACAAATGGGTTACAAAAATAAAGAATATTATGAAAAACAATGAAACAATAAGCAGATGCTATGTTGGCTCAGGGTGTTTGCTAAATATTAGCAACTAATAATTAGTAGCAAATAAATAATTATTCAAAATGAGAAGCCCCACATGTGCGGAAGCCCGCAAACATGTGGGGTTTTACTAGTTTGCTATTTGTATAAAAAAGCAGTAAAGTAAGCGGTTTATACATGAGAAAAGGAGATAAGCTACAAGTAATATACAAACGATTTTGCATAATATACAAGGAATATTCGACTAAAATATATTTTTATAAAATAGGGTAAAAACATAGCACAGGGTAATCAATGAAATTACGATTTATTTTGAACAAGAATTTTGAAATGGAGATTGTCGGTTTATGTAAATTGTGATACACTACCGACATGAGAAGTAATCGTGTACAGAGTGGTAGCCTCCCAGACTAGAGATAGAGGGGAGGTGGTGCTGATGGATATGTATGAAGTTTTAAGCCTGTTATTTTTTGGCGGTTCATTTCTAATCGCACTGCTTGCCTACATGGATAGGAACAACAAGCGAAAATAAATAAGCCACTCCTGTCTTGGCGGACGAGTGGCTTATTAAATAACCATTTACGAGGCTAACCACTTTGTGGGCGGTTGCTTCTCTTTATGTTTATTATAGTATGAGGTGGGTAAATTTTCAAGACATAAATTTGTTGTAAATAGCAAAATATGATAAGAAAGCAGATGTGCAAAAATAAAGAATAATCGGTTGCGCGTTTGTGCAATTTTTCGTAAAATTTCCTGAAACTAGGAATTTAGTACTGTAGAACTGCTCAGAAAAGTGAGAGAACTTTTCTCGACTTTGTGCACACTTATCCGGCGGAACATGGTAATATAATAACCGTAAAAACCCCCCAATACATTATATATAGTTTTTGCTATACCCCATAGTAAAAATACCTTCTCCTAAAAAGGCAGCGATCGAGGCTGTCTTTTTTTATTTTATTAGGAAATGTCGTTTGGTGCGAAACTGGAAAGTGTCAAATTTCAATGAAATAAAAATGTATCGTGAGAATGTGCAGATGTGCAGCTTATAGCAGTAAACGAAAAAATAATCCAAAAGAAGTTGGTGTGCAAAAATAAAGAATAATCGGTTGCGCGTTTGTGCAATTTTTTGTAAAATTTCCAGAAACTAGGAATTTAGTACCGTAGAACTGTTCAGAAAAGTGAGGGAACTTTTTTCAACTTTGTGCACACTTATCCGGTGCAACATGGTAATATAATAACCGTAAAAACCCCCCAATACATTATATATAGTTTTTGCTATACCCCATAGTAAAAATACCTTCTCCTAAAAAGGCAGCGATCGAAGCTGTCTTTTTTATTGTTATAAGTTATTCACCATGAATATACAAAATAACCAAAAACACGACATAAGTTTTGTGAACTTTGTGCACACTTTCGTCAGAAAGCATGGTATTATAATAGCCGTAAAACCCCCAATACATTATATATAGTTTTTGCTATACCCCATAGTAAAAATACCTTCTCCTAAAAGGCAGCGATCGAAGCTGTCTTTTTTTTATATCATAGAAAATATCATTTGGTGAGAAAAGGTATGAGGGTATAATTAAAAAATTTCGAATCAGAAAGATATTGTTTCCTTTTGAATCGTGTATATCATAGATACAGACAGGAGGGCGGGCATGAAAAAAACAAATGACACTCTAATCGAAGATTTTCAGGCATTATATAACCGGCAGGTGAATCGTGTGTATAAACTGGCGATGGTTATGCTGGGGAGTCGAACGGATGCCGAAGATGTAGTACAGATGGTATTTCTGAAAGTGTGGGAGAAAAAAATAAATTTCCAGGATCAGGATCATGAAACGGCGTGGATACTTACTGTGACGAGAAATCAGTGCAAAGATATACTGAAAAGTTATGACAGGAAACATTGCAGTCCACAGGAAGAAATGCCACAGTCAGGCATTGCCTTTGAAACTCCTATGGAAAATGCGGTGTGGCTGGCGCTTAAGTCGCTGGAGGAAAAATACCGGTTGTTGCTGTATCTGTACTATTATGAAGGGTATTCCGTGAGGGAATTGACAAAAATTCTGAGGAGAAAAGAAAGCACCTTGCAGACACAGCTTGCTGCGGGACGCAGAAAATTAAAAGAAATTCTGCAAAGTCAGAGTGAAAAGGAAGGGGGAGCAAAATAATGCACGAGCAGGAAATGTGGGAAGAAGATTTAAAACAGGCCATTCATCAGATCACACCGGATGCGCAGCAGAAGGAGCAGATGTGGGATCGCCTGCAGCATACGATTTCGGAAAATGGGACCAAAAAGCAGACGGCAGAGGTGACGCCGTGGCGTCCGCGAAGCCGGAAAACACTTGCGGCAGCATTTGCCGGAACTTGTGTGATTGCTGTCTGCCTGGTTACGGGAGTCGGTGTAAATGCGGCAACGGATGGTGCCTTGTTCCAGTCCATAAGGGAATTTTGTGGACTACCGGCACAACAGAAAAAAGCTGCGGATGAAGGATTGCAATTAAAAAACGAAGTGTATGCACCGGAACTGACGGGCTGTTCTGCCAAGTACGTGGTATTTGCCAATGAGCGGGCGCTGATGGTGTATGGACGGCAGGAGAAAAAGCTTCTGGCTGCGTTGGATCTTCAGGCGCTTGATTGTAATTATTTTAATACGGACCGTGTGCATACCCGTGTGCTGTTGAAGGGGGAACAGATTTATCTGTTCAATGAAAAAAACGGGCAGCAGCCGGCACAGATGTATGTATATGATCTGGGAAAGACAGATACATCGGATGCACTTTCCATGACGGAGGACGTTCACGAACTGGAGACTATTTATCAGGAGTGGAAAACGTTTTCTAAAGATAACATGCTGGAGACATTTTCGAATATGGCGGACGGGGATTACTGGAACCGTCTGATCGATGCTGGAAAAGATGGAAAAGAGACAGGCACTTACAGCCAGCAGTGTATCGTCTGGACCGATGAGGAGGACAGCCAGTATCGCAGTGCTCTGGTGATTATCGGTGGAAATGATTATGAACTGTATTCCTGTCCGGTAGACGATATAGAGAAAATCTCAAAGGAAAAACTTCTGGTACAGACCTATTCAGAGGAAATGCACACGGAAGCCTCATCGGAAACCTCACCGCAGGATTTGCCGGAATTTTCATATCAGGGGAACGATGAAGTGATGAAAATGGTCTGTGATTATATGATGCAGACGAAGGAGGAAGAAGGATACGATCTGGAGAACGGAAATATTTATGTGCCGGAACCAGTCATTGTAAAGACGGTAAAAGAGGGAAAAGATCTGGTTGTGTTCGGAAACTTCTGGTCATCAACGTATTATCGGAACGGAAATACGCTGATGTCTGACAGTGGAGGAGAGGTGCCTGCACGGCTGCGTTTTACGCCGGATGGAAATGGTGGCTATGCCATGAAAGAAAAAATAGTTGCGTCTGATGGAGCGGATTATGAAAAGAGTATCCGGGCTTTTTGCAAGGGCTATCCGGTAGATCCGCGGAAATTGATGGACAGTCATGACGCGTGGACGAAAGTGCGCAAAGAACAGCTTTCAAATTATGTGAGACAAAATCAATTGGATATCGAGTATTACAAAGATTATGGCTGGGACCCGGTGAAACTGGAAGAATAAAGCGGATGTTTTGCTGCAGTTCGCAGGAAAAGCAGGGAATGATGATGAAATTTTGACATAAAATGCTTGCGGGGAAAAGATACTTGTGATATAATCAATAACTGTCAGAGCGCATATTGTTCTGAAAGAAATGGGCAGATTCCCGAGTGGCCAAAGGGGACAGACTGTAAATCTGCTGCAAATTGCTTCGGTGGTTCGAATCCACCTCTGCCCATTCTTTAACAAAAAGACCGACGTCATGTCGGTCTTTTTGTTTAGCAAATATAAAAATCATAGTCGATATCTTTTGTAGCATCAATACGGTAATTTTCACCGACATCTGCTCCCCAGCTGTCGATTCCACCGACACCGCGCACAGCACCGTAGATACATAGTACCGTGCGGCGTGCAGGAGGAAGTTCTTCCTGATGCAGCGCATTTTCGAGTTCTTCCGCCGTGTATGGCAGACAGGAAAAAGCAAACGGTTTTCCACCTTCAGAGATGGTGAGAGAAGATTTTTCCACGCGACGTGCGGTGTTATCCAACACGGTATCCCGGTAGATGGTTACGCGGTGTGTGTCCATATGCATGCCACAGTCCTGCGGCACCAGATATGGAGTGACAGAAAGTCCAGTTACATCGTAGGTGCCGGGACGGCCGCCGGCCATGCGGTCCGGGTAGGTTTCGCCGGACAGCCCCTCGTAGATATAACCGGTTGCACAGGTTGGGAGCAACAGACGCAGACCAAAGACCGGAAACTCTGGAAGGGTGTCCTTGCCTGTGTAGTGAACACGGACATGGATACGCCCGTCAGACGTTACCCGATAGATGACCGTCACCTCGGTGGAAGGGACGGTAATTGTTTCGTAGGTGTATGTCAGCTGCACACAATCTGCTGTTTCATTTTCGCAAAAACGGTTGTTTTCCGGGGCAGTAGGGAGTGGAATTTCCTGATTGTCGATGGCAACCGATACATCCGCAAAGCGCACAAACTGATCGGCGGCAAGCCACATGCCGGAACGGTAAGGAAAGCCATTGCCACGGTCGTTGTCGGTTGTAGCGCGCCAGAAGGTTGGGCGGGGACTGCGGTAAAGCCATTCTTTTTTCCCGCGAACCAGCGATTCCAGACCACCGGTCTGATAAGAAAAGATATAGTCAAAATCACTGCCATGTACGCCGAGGGTGAGATCGCCGTATACCAGTGCCAGTTTTTGGTTTTTAGTCGTGTAAGCCAT